GATAGGTATTGATGGTCCAACGGGTCCAATTGGTCCAATCGGCGTCACTGGTCCGATAGGCGTCACTGGTCCAACCGGTGCAATTGGTCCGATAGGTATTGATGGTCCAACGGGTCCCATTGGTCCGATAGGCATTGATGGTCCAACGGGTCCCATTGGTCCGATCGGCGTCACTGGTCCAACCGGTGCAATTGGTCCGATAGGCATTGATGGTCCAACTGGTCCCATTGGTCCGATAGGCATTGATGGTCCAACGGGTCCCATTGGTCCGATAGGAGTCACAGGTCCAACGGGTCCAACTGGTCCGATACCCTAAGAACTACTAATAGTCCGCAGTCAATTAATTAGTGTAAATAATTTTATTGTAATGTAATACATATTATAATAAAAATTTATGGAGTAAGACGCATTATTGTAATTGATGTGGTTATTTGTGGCATGGGATTGGATGAACTATATAATGTAACCGTTTCAGTCAACGATGAGGTATTTACGACTTGTATCCGACATCCATTTAATGCGTTGGCTGTCATGGGCACTTGCACAGTAAAATCGGTATCTTCTAATAACATAATAAAAGTGATACTCGTCTGTGAAGACGTCGCATTTATTCCAAACGTCGCGCCGGGTATAATATTCGTCGTGTTTTTTACAAATGAGAACTGGCACTTTTCCAGTGGACATATGACAATACTCACCATATAGTTACCTGGTTTCCATAACCAAATGTCAGGTGAGTTGTCAATGTGCAAACAATCGCCAAATAACGCGGAATGTGTATCAAATATAATAGGTTCGTCAACTGATAATACTTGGTCTGTTAAACTATATGCTGTAATAAATGTCTGATATATTAGACCGTTTGTAATAAATGTATTGCCTGTATCTCCTTTTGGACCAGTGCTCCCCTGGGGTCCAGTGGGTCCGTTTAGTCCATTGATTCCTGGCATACCAGTTTCTCCATTTGGTCCAGTTGGGCCAATTTCGCCGTTATTGCCCTGCACGCCTGTATTGCCTTGCATACCAGTAGGTCCAGTTTCACCGTTATTGCCCTGCATGCCAGTGTCTCCTTTTGGTCCAGTCATGCCGATTTCACCGTTATTGCCCTGCATACCAGCAGGTCCAGTTTCACCTCTATTGCCTTGCATACCAGTTGGTCCAGTGTCGCCTTTATTGCCTTGAGCACCAGTCATGCCAATTTGTCCAATGGGCCCAATGTACCCAGTAGCGCCAGTGGGTCCATTGAATACTACTTCTCCTTTGGGTCCAGTGGGTCCAGTATCGCCCTTAATGCCTTGCATACCAGTATCTCCTTTCGGCCCAGTAGGTCCAGCATCTTCCATAGAATACTCTATAAATGAGCAATCAATATAGCTATTAAATCCATTAAATCCATTATACATTTCTAATCTTAATGGGCACATACACAATTCTCCATAAAAAAAGATACTATCCGTTAATAGTTTATTGCACTTAATACAATAATTTGCTTTGACACTATTGCAAGATGTATCCATAAGGTTATTGCGGGATATATCACAAACTTTATTGCACGATGTATCCATATACACTAGTATTATATATAATACACCATATTTTACTAAATACCATATTAAATGGCTGCACTCTCGCAGCAAATTGTACACTTGTAATTACACCAGCAGTAAAAACCATTTTGTAAAATCACGATTTATTTGTAATTTACAACTGTAATTACAAAATTACAATGTACCAGTAATCAGTAACTGTGAATTTGTGATTTTTTCTGTAATATTTGTGGTATCACCGCGGTCAATTTAGTTTAGCATCGCAGAAGTACCCCGTCATTTGACAATGCATCTGCTCGTTTATTCATATCACGGTACACGTGGGCAAATACAATCGTGTCAAATTGGCTTACTAATCGTTTTGACCTAGCATACAACTCTTTCAAGTTGGACGAATTTACTTTGTATTCCCCTCGCATTTGCTTGATTACTAACATACTATCGCCTTTTACTGAAATGTTCTTTATATTTCTAGAAACCGCCTCGGTTAGTCCCAGTATCATCCCCGTATATTCCGCCACATTGTTGGTTTCTTTGGCGCCAACGTATACACTAGACGACCATATTTCGGTTTCGTTTTGATATAGTACCGCCCCCGCACCCGCTTCTCCTGGATTGCCCTTACTACATCCATCAAAATACAAAGTATATTCCATTGTTATGTTCGTTGTTCGTTCATCATTACATAGTCTTACAAAATACTTCAATTTTTCTATTGGGAAAGAAACGGTTGCGTAATGCGGCTTCTTTTTTTGTGTACCGTTATTCTATTATGGAAAATAAGTTTTGCGCCGAGTATATTTGGATAGGTGGCGAGAACGAGTTACGCTCAAAAACGCGGGTATTTACTAATTACAATAAAGATGATGGGTTCCCCGATTGGGATTATGATGGTAGTTCAACGAAACAGGCGGACGGCAACAATTCCGAAGTCATATTACGTCCTTGCGCCGTGTTTGCAGACCCATTTAGGCGTGAAAATGACGTGTTAGTTCTCTGTTCTACATACAGACCCGACGGAGAACCGCTGCCAAACAATCATCGGCATCACGCAAAATACGCCTTTGACCAAAACCCTAGCGAACACCCCTGGTTTGGACTAGAACAGGAGTATTTTATGTATAACAATCGGTCACGCTACCCGCTGGGATTTGATGAGAACGGCAAGCAGGGGCAATACTACTGCTCGGTCGGGGCAAATAATGCATTTGGGCGAGAAATCGTGGAAGAACATTTGGCTGCGTGCTTGGTCGCTGGATTAAACATTAGTGGTGTAAATGCGGAAGTTGCCCCTGGACAGTGGGAATTTCAGATTGGAGTATGCGAAGGAATTGAAGCGGGGGATCATTTGTGGCTTGCTCGGTATTTATTAGAACGCATTTCGGAAAAACACGGGGTTTATATCAATTATCATCCCAAGCCGCTCGTCGGCGACTGGAACGGGTCGGGATGTCATACCAATTATTCCACCCAAAAAATGCGAGAACACGGCGGAATAGATGAAATATATAGGGCAATTGAACGGTTGGCTGACAAACACGCGGAACATATGGAGGTATATGGAGAATTCAACAAGTTGCGGTTAACGGGTAAACACGAAACTGCTAGTTACACAGTATTTACTCATGGAAAAGCGGACAGGGGAGCCTCTATTCGTATTGGCAATAAGACGATAAATGACGGGTTTGGTTATTTTGAAGATAGACGCCCTAGTTCTAATATGGATCCGTACCGAGTAACTGCCAAGATATTTGAAACAACTTGCTTGTAATCCTATTAAAAATTAAAATATCCCATTTTAAATTTTCAATGGCCAGATCCCAGTAACGATTTGAAACAACGCTCCTACGGAGCGTGCCATTTTAAATCTTTGTTGGTATAAATCCTATTAAAAAATCATCTGTATAAAAGATATAACGATGATTGATTCGCAGAACATTTGGATAATCTCCTGTTCCATTGTACTAATCGGAGCCATAATATGCTGTATTCGAAGAATAGAGGAGGATGCAGATGATGACGACAGTTCGATTAGCGAATTATTGGTATAATAAGCGGGTTATAATGTTTTAGATTTCTTTGATTTTTTAGATTTCTTCGATTTATTGGCTTTCTTGGTTTTATTGAATTTCTTTGGTTTACCGCCAGCCTCGCGCCGTCTGATGGGTGGAAAATCTAATCTATGTGGATGTTTACCGTTTATGGTAGAATATGAAATCCCCTCCCCTCTGTCTATATTTACTAACATCATGCTTGGCAATTCATTAAATGCGGATAGCATAATGTCGTCGTAATCGATGTACTTTTTGGTCCATTGAGATTGATAATGTCCAGCGGGGCGACCCGAATGCGCTTTTTGATATGCGTGTTTTTCTAGGTCAGTTATATATCCCAGCGTCTTGCGCATAAAATCAATCTTTTCCTGGTCATTCCGGGCAATGTTAATCTCACTAACTTCGGCGTACATGTCCGCGATTTCCTCTAATATTTCAGCTTTTTCAGTTTCACTAAAATATGCATCCGTAGAACCTGAATCTAGTATAGATGCTCTACCAAAATCGATTATTTTACTTTTCATAATGTCGCCATCTGGGTATACCATCACGTTTTGTGAGTGTAAATCTAAATGAATAACTTTTAATTCCAGACACGTTCTTACTATTTGCGCAATTATGTTTGCGACGACACCCCGAACTACTTCTGGAACGACTTCTGGCGTGGTTGGGTCATTCGGATTGTCACGGCTAAACCGATAGAATGTACGTGCATCTGGTATGGTGGGCATTAATAAAATACCTAGTTTTCGATGGGCATAATAATAATTATTTCGTTTGTTATAAATAGCCTCAGCTAAATACGCAATAGTAATATTGTCATCGACTGCTCGTGGGTTTAGTTTGTTTCGGAGTTTCACTAATAATCGATTTGATATGTCATCTGTAAGAATACTTGCATACGCTACCGATGGGCATATTGCGGGTCTACTTCCAGCTACCGATTTGATCCAAATACTGTCTTGTATTATTGATTCCTTCTTAAAGTTTTCAGGCGATACCGCTTCCTTCTTTATTATTGTCTGATCGCCAACTATATTTAAATTGCCAAATACAAGAGGACCTAACTTATCTCTTTCTTGTGTAGATACCACGACAATTTTAATGATAAAACTCTTAACATCTACTGAAAAACGCTGGGCTCCTGGTAATAAATCCAAATATGGGTATGATACAATGTCATCGCCTATATCTACTTTAAACATTATACCATTTAATGAATTCGCCGTGAGTAGGGTTACTCTCGTTTTTGCCAATTCAAGCATGTCATATAATGGTTTAATGCCGTGGTTATCCCCTCGCGTATAGAGTGAACTATTTAATATTACCCCACCCGTTTGCATCATAATATAGTATAGCGATATAATTTACACCCACAAACATTAAATGAATAACAAAATTGGTATAAAAATATATCTCCTACTTATGTAATAATGTTTATTCTATTGCTATTGACTGGACTGCTCGGCATTACTGCCAGATTCAATGAATTTGTGCCGAAGTTGGATGCAGAAAAATACACAGTATATCACGCCCCTGAATCCTTGCCACAGGCGTTCTCGTGGAACAATGTAGCTGGTGTAAACTATTTGACGAAGAACCTAAATCAACATATCCCCGTGTATTGTGGGAGTTGCTGGGCACACGGCAGCATCAGTTCGCTCGCTGACCGTATTAAAATTAAGCGCAAAGCCGCTTGGCCCGATATCAACCTCAGTATTCAGTTTCTATTGAATTGCCAGATGGGTGGAAGTTGCAACGGAGGGGACCACCTGGCGACATATAAAGCCATACACGAGTATGGGTCAATTCCATATGATGATTGTATGATTTACCAAGCGTGTAGTTCAGATTCTAGTGAAGAGGCATGTAAAAATAATAAACAGCAATTTGAATGCACGGCAACGAATATTTGCAAAACGTGTGATACATTCACTAATCGCGGTGGAACATGTAGCCCTATAATGCACTACCCGAACGCGACGATTGCCAGCTATGGGGCTGTCAAGGGCAGTTCAAATATGATGTCGGAAATATACAAGAATGGTCCGATTGCGTGTGGCATCAACGCGGAGGAAATCGTGGATTACACTGGCGGAGTTCTAGACCTTCCTAATAAATTAAAAATGATCAATCACATAATCTCGGTTGTTGGCTGGGGATACGATGAGGCGATCAACAAACAATACTGGATCATTAGAAATTCGTGGGGAAGTTACTATGGAGAACTGGGTTTTTTGCGTTTGGTACTGGGCGAGAACCAATTGGGTATAGAGAAGAGTTGTGCATTTGCTATTCCAGGTAACTGGACAATGCAAAACGTCCCCTGCTTCGAGGATGGCTCGAATTGCGCCAAGTAAGTCGTAATGTACGGCATTTTTATCAATTTGTTACAATATTTTGTAAAAAATTGAAACCTTTTTATTGATACAAACAGAAGACGGGCTACCAACTTGGCTCACCAGTGGTTTAACATAAAGTAAAGTTTGGAGACAGATAGCGTGAAAAGCACTTTTGAAAGTGCATAAATGGACTGCAATCCCTCGTGTTTGTATATAGTGTATATATAAGTTACACGAGAATTGCATTATCCTGGACTAAGACTGAAAAGTCGGTCGTCCCGTTCCCTCTGTCTAGTATTGATATTGATTATCTAATGTTGTCTCGTAAAGCGTCTGTGCCGAGCACATTGATCGCGCGTGAACCCTCGGTATAACTGATCACTATACCTTGCCGGTTTGACTTGATAGTATCTAGAAAAAGATGGAAATACAATGCTTCGTTCGTTGTTTAGAATTGCACAATGAAAGTGTCAGTGAATATTGTCTGGATTTTATTATCTCTATTCCACGAAGATGTGGAATAGTACAATAACATGTTGCCCCAGTATTCATAGCCCGCATTTGCTATGTGCAAATGTAGGGCGACCACCCGTATCAAAACGGGAAGCAATCACAGGGGACGCCCTGTTTTTTTTTGCACTGTGGGTTCGGTTCTCCTTGAAAAATTGAAAATAATATGCTGTAATGAAGCAGTATATTAATTAATATAAAATATAATCTATCTATAATACATCATACTACAATATGAGCCAAAGTTACGAATGTCAATCATATAGTCGCGGGAATTCGGAGGCAAAATTCATACGTCCACCAACATTGACGCGGTCTAATTATGCGTGTTCGCAAATGATGAAAACGAATTCAACTGCTTATGGTCCATCATCTGTATTCCGATTTCCGCTGTCACTGATACACCCCGACGATATTGCCCCACAGCAAATGATACTGCCGAACCCTGACTGGGCGGGCGGGTCTTATACACAGACAACGCACAATGCTGGCGCCAATGCATATCAAGTGTATTCTGACGAGGAACTAAACGTATCAGATAATGACGTTGTTTTAGATGAACACGAATCTGCATCAGATACGGATGACGATATTGCTGTGACTACCCGAGCAGAAACCCCTGTTTTGCCAGCGAGAGACGCCGCGTGTACAACATTTACTCTTCCCAATGGCGAA